GAGAAGACCAAGTCCTCTCCGCCCTCGTTGATTTCGGAGCTTATGAATGGCAACAAGGCGAGCAAGTCTCCCGAAGCGGAATGCCCCTCCATATCGTTGGAGTCTCGGGTGTTAACTTTAGAGAGACTACTAGAACAGCTGTGTCTCAAGATGTCATCTCAGCCGTCCTTGAGTTCCCCCAGTTGTCAGAGTTTGACTGGCCGGAGCGAGGATCAGGAGCTGAGTTCCAGTCCCTCATCCTCCAAGCCTCTAGGTTCAAACCGACGAGCGCGCCGGAAGGCCTCGAAAAGGCCTGCACCCGCCTCGCCAGCAAGTACCCTAGAGCCCCAGTCAAAGCCTGCCTCCGAGGGGAACAGTGGGACCACGAAGTCCTCGCGACGCAGATTGCGGAGACGTGCGAAAGCAACGTCAACCTAAAAGCGTCGCCTGGAGTTCCGTTAGCGATTTTCGGCAGCACCAATGGTGCTGTGTGGAAAACCCATCGAGAGTTGATCATATGGGCGGTCATTGAAAGACTAGAGCGTCTATCCAGAGTGTCGCTGGACCAGAGCTCCTATACTCCAACGGAGTTAGTGCAGCTCGGATACTGCGACCCTGTGAGACTGTTCGTCAAACAAGAACCGCACAAGGTCAGCAAGGTCAGGGAAGGTAGATTCCGCCTAATCTCCTCTGTTTCGCTGATTGACCAGTTAGTAGAGCGTATGCTCTTCGGACCGCAAAATCAGCTTGAGATACAGAGCTGGCGAAGCATCCCTTCTAAACCCGGGATGGGGTTGAGCTTGTATGAGCAAGCCCAAAGTATCTGGTCTGAGTTACAGACTAATCACTCTAAATGGCCTGCTGCGTAAGCAGACATTTCAGGATTTGATTGGTCCGTGCAAGACTGGGAACTCTGGGCCGACTTGTATATTCGAACCCAGTTGAGTGACTTCGGACCGAAACTCCGTCGAGCGGCTGTCTCGAGATTCTATTGCTTCATGAACTCGGTGTTTCAGCTGTCAAATGGTGTGCTAATTGAGC